GTTGAATTCCCGACCTGAGTGACTTGCCAGTGTTGAATACTGGCGTTTTGGGGGTTAGAAAACCCCCGGTTTGGTTGGTGGTGCAATTATGACAAAAATGACACCTAAGAGACCGTCCACGAGACGATCATCTAAGCCCGGAGTGAATCTGAGACCTTTAACAGGAGCTCGGAGACCTTCGGCTTCCAGCTTTGGAGCAGTATCCACAATTAATACTGCTCCGGTAGCGATAGGAAACTCGATTTCGGGTTTCAAATCGCGTGTGACTTCCACCCCTGGTGGGGTCCGTATAGTCGGCAGAGACTACGGATTTACCCCTCAGGGTACAGGAACGTCCACTACATGGGTTTGTGCGGGAGGAATGCCTCTTACACCAGCATGTATGCCAACTACGATTTTGAGAAATTTCGTACATATGTACAGCAAATTCAAAATCCATTCGATTACTTTTCATTATATTACCTCTAGTGCTACTAGTAGCACTGGCGATATAGTGTTTTACAATCAAACATCAGCAACATCAAGCATGATTAACTGGACAGCGTCCAGTTTCTTACCATTTGTTCTCTCCGAACCGGAGAATGTAATAGGTCCGCAATGGACCAATCATTCCATGGTAGTGAGACCAAAGGGCGGATGGAAACATTGCAATCCTTTTCTGAATGCAGATCAGGATGATGATTCATTCGGTGACATCTTTTTGATGACTAAAACAGCAACAACTGACTCACCGGGATATGTTATAATGGATTATGATATGTCGTTTAATGAGCTTGAATTTAATCCTCGCTCAGCATTTGTTCCACTCGGAGCAGCTCAATGGGCACCATTTGACCTAACATGGACTGAAGCTCGAAGCATTTATGATTCGGGACAAAACAGCCTGTCTGGAACAGTAGGTGTCGGAGCAACCGCCATAACCGCGTTCGCGCCGGTAGCAACTGGTGCTATTTACAAGATTTTTATCGACGTAACTAACAGCACCTTTACTACTGGAACAGCGCTAAATTTATGGGTAACATTGTTAGCAGCTGGAACTTACAAAACGATATCGCTTACAGATGGGTTTACACTTTACGCGCGAAGAGT